CGAACAGGTAACTCATGATCCAGACGGCGGTCATGGTGAATCCTTTCGTAGATGGTGGTCTCATTACAGAGCCTGTAAATTGTGCGAGCTAAAGAGAGATACCATGTAGGTATCTCCCCTCGAGGTCAGTCTGTGGGGGACTGGTCGTCGTTGTCGAACACTTCCTCAAGACTAGGAAGGGCCTTCGACTCGTAGAGTTTGATGTAGCCGTACGCCAGCGTTGCGCCGATGTACATGCCACACAGAACTCCGTCGATGAAGGCCCAGGTCTGGTTCTTGTGGATGTTGTTGAACTTCAACATGGTGGGTCCTTTCATAGGGGTGATCTCATTACACGCGATGTAATATCTGCGAGGTTTGAGTCAATTTTCCTCCCCGGGTATTTTCGAAAAACGACAGGGCATGTAGAATCGCCGAAACCCAGAAGGCATGTACGGTTAGGCACATACCTTCTGGGCTCGGGACTCTTCGGTTTGGTTCTGATGTTCAGCGGGCCTTCATTACGAAGCTCATGGCTTTCGAAGTGATGACGTTCGCTTTCTCGAATCCTAGGATCACGATGATCCCGGCGAGGTTTCCGGCAATGATGGCCATTGTGTCTCGGCTCACATGATCGGGGGCTTCTTGGGCCTTGATCTTGTAGAGCGTCTCCAAATGGTGCATCATCTTCTTGAACTCGTCGGTTTCTCCCGTGAATCCTTTCAACTCGGAAAGCAGATCGGCAATAGCTTCATCCAGCCCTGGATCGTTTTGGGGCTTTCGGAACATGCGGTCTCCTTCTCCTAGGTGGTCTCATTATAGGAGATGTATTAACCGCGATCTGTCTCCGATGGCTGAGTCACCTTGAAGAGGACTTCCTTCTGATCCCCGAGCGCTTCCGGATTGCGTTCGAGGTTGAAGGCGCCGATGGCTTTACCCTCAGGGGTGTCGACCATCTTGAACTCGCCGTCGTACTTCTCGTCGGAGTCGTTGTAGAACTTCGTCGAGACGCTCAGCAGAACGCCTAGGAAGGCGTCCACGGCGATGACCGTCCCTACAACCTCCTCCGTGTTGGGCCATGCGTACAGACCCGACACGGTGGCGTAGAGCGTGCCCAGTGCGGGCAGGACGATCTGAGCAAGGAACTTGAGCTTGTCGTAGACTCCCTTACTGAAAACCATGATTCCTCCGTTACTTGCTCAGGCAGGCCTGAAGCTCACTGTTGGTTGGATAGGGGTTGGCCTTGAGTTGTACAACGTTTTTGTTACTCACGTTGACGAACTCGTTGAGCGTCTCGACATAGTTGTTAGCTGAGTCGACTCGCTCGTTTTCTGGGTGCGGAGGCTTGTCGAGCAGAAAGGAAAAGAAGTTCGCCTGAGCCTTCTGAAGCTCAACGTTCTTCGTAGCCTGCGCAGTGCTGTAGGTAGTGCGCTCGTTCAGGGCCTTCACGGTCCTTGAGAGAAACTCCTGACTACACGTGGAAACAACCACGAGCTTGTTTTGAGTCTCGGTTGTCTTGTTGGCCGCTCGGACACTCGCAAAGACCGAGAACAGCACAAGAACTAGTGCCACAACCATCATGACGTCATGGCGTGAAGCGCCCTCATCACTCAGACGACGTTTCACAATCTCGTCCACCTCATCTAGCTCCTCCTTGGTCTCATCAAGCTTGTCCCTGATCTCTCGGAGCGCTCGGACGATATAGCCTGCAACGAAGCCGACGGCCATGCCAACAAGCAGCCAGCCGATGCGCTCATCAAAGCCCATATCATCCACCTCCTCCTCGGTCGATTGTTTCGTCCTTGGGTTTGTCCTTCTTCTCGCCATTCTTTTTGGTGATGGAAGTCCTCTGAGTAAGGACATAGGTAAGGATGGCGCCAATTCCCCCGACTGCCGGTGCGTTTTGGCCTACTGCTAGGCCGAATTCAGGACCGATCAGCAAGAACACAGCTCCACCCACGCCGACCCAGAAGAGGACATTGAACTGCCACTCTTTCACTTAACCCTCCTGACTGGATCGGATCAGGGTTGGGTAACCCCGGTCACCGTCTTTGTCCTCAGTCCGTACGTACTCTGCGACAACCATTTCATCCTCGAAACCGTACTGCGCGAGCAGAGAGACATCGTCTCCAAGGAAGTAGTGCGTCTTGTATTTGTAAGGCGACACTGCTGAGATCTGACCGTCGAAAAGGATCATTCGGTTGTGCTTAGCAAGCTCAACCATGCCCTTCTGAATTACTGATTGGGTGAAATCGGCAAGTAGGGCATCACCCTGAGTACCCCCGTCAACGAACAGAACACGTCGATCCAAACCAGTTGGAGGTGTGCTCGGTGGAGTTGTCCCTGTCTCTGGCCAGACCTCAGTAACGCCTAGAGACGATGTCACTAGTGCGACGTTGTAGAAGTCCTTGATAGATGACAGGTATTTGGGCGAGTTGATGTGCCCCGAGTCATAGTGAAATATGACCGGTTCACGGTCGGTCTGGAATCGAGTACGATCCAGTCCGTTGTACACGTCCAACCTGACTCCCGAAATACCCGGCGTCGAGACCTTAGATACGTCACCACGTGTGCCGCCTCCTGAAGTATCGAACGTCATGATGTTTCCGGTAGTCCCCGGAGGACGAATTGCCCGGACCCCCAGGCGTCCCAGCGTGAGGATGTCCCTCAGCTGAGAATATACAACCCCTTCTTGAAGGGACCACGAAGCGGCAACCTCGGCCAATGTGGTGCTGTCAGTTACCACAAAGCCAGGAACCGCATCGTCCACGTCGTGTGTGCCTCCTACGCGACTGGCGTCCTGACCCGTTGTGTCAACCAGGTACGTCCACAACAGCAAGGAAGCGATCTCAGACGCCGTGTAGTTCTTGTATGAGCTCCACGGTTCTCCGTGAACACCCATAGCAGCACGCTTTTCCGAAGCCGTCTCGAGCGTTCTTCCTTCAACCACTAGGTTGGGAATACCGTCGTCATCGACCTCGATGTTGTGCGTCTCGACCTGCATGATCTCTTCAGTCTCACGATGGGTGAGCAAAGAACCCTCAGGAATGAGAAGTTTCATCTCTTGGATCTGTGGGGTCACCAAGGAAAAGTCACCTGCCTCGGTGAATCGCTCGGTCCAGATCATGGAGGTGTAACCCTCCACCATTGGGCCGGGCAAATATGAATCCTCAAGCTTAAGGATGTCCATCAGATCCCCCAGAACTGAGGTAGGTAGAAGACGTCTCCCCAATCAAAAGAACTAGAAGACGACGCGAAGAGGTTGGCTCCGCCATGAAGCATGAACCACACTGAGTCTGAGGTCAGCGTGTAGATGATGTTGCTACGAACAGCGTCTCGTGTGACCCAGATTCCTCTGTGACCAGGACGCGTGTCAAACTCCAGAAGGTCTCCGGTCTCGAAGGCGAAGTTGAACTCCATCTTCCGACCCGATGAATGAGTTAGAGTCCACCCAGCCGTGTCGGCCGTAAACGTGAGCCCCATGTAGAACCCTGAAAGAGCGGTTCCTACATTGTCGATTATTGGGGCGTCCTTGTCATCCGGCTCGATGAAGAGCTCGTCTGGAGCCTTGAGGAACGGCGAGGTGGTCTCTACCGTGATCTGAACCTCGGGGGTGTCGGTGAACGGGTTGATCTCCATCTTCGAAATATAACCAACCGTGCTCGCCAACACCTCCTCGATGTCGACGACGGACACCGTCAAGGTTCCGTCGATGTCGGCAGTAAGCAGGCCGTACAAGTTCGTACGTAGTTCCTCAGCGGTCATCCCCGTGCTGTAATTCGGGTTGAGACCGATGAGAGCCACAATCTGACGATTGTGGAAGTGACGTCCCTGGAAGTACCCTCCAGCATTGAGGGTATCCGCAATAGAAACGTCGATCTCGGTGGGCCCCAGGCCGTCTACACTTTTGCAAATATAGACGTCCTGGGGCTTCGCACCGATGATGGGGAAATCGACAACGGTGAGGCCGTTGAAGCGTAGCTTGGTGAATTTCATGATGGTTTCTTCAACGCCTCCTTCGCTAGTGAGATGACACTCTTCGTTTCCCGGTAAACCTTGACTGGATTCAGAGGTTCCGGCGACGTGTTGTACTGGTTGAATACCACAGGAGCCTGCGTAGAATCAGTCTGTGAAATATCAACCGCTGCCGCCAGTTTGGCTGCTTGATCGTTCGAGATGGACATTGCCTGTCCATACGACGCCTCGGCAACCAGCTTCTTGTCCAACGCCTGACCCATCAGCGCTGCGTCCTTAGTCAACTGAGTCAAGTCGAGAACCGGTCGAATGACCGGATCCGCATTGATGCTCGTGTTGATCTGGTCTCCGACCTTGTCCAGAGTGGACTTGATCGCGTCTACAGCGCCTTCTGCCACGTTCGTAGCAGACTGAGCCACCAGGTGTGCGTGCTTGTCGAGTCCACCAGCAAGGCCCTCATCCGAGAACTTGCCGATCTCCTCCATGACCTTAGACGGAGAATGGCTCTTGAGCTCCTTCTTGATCGCCTTGACCATGGCCTTGGCAATACTGGTCATCTCGGCTTCAACGAGACCGATCGACTGATGAAGTCCATCGACCAGACCCTGTGCCGAGTCAATACCAGCTTGCTTCAGCTTCAAAGCAGCGTCGACTCCCAGGGACGTGGCAGCATTGCCGAGGTCCCTGGTGACACCATTGATAGCACCAACAGCGATCGGCCCGGCGGCGATTAGCTCGTCGAGGAACGGTTGAATGCCTGGCCCCTCATCCAGAAGTTTCTGGTAAGAAGCATCGTCCAGACCCATCTTGGACAAGGTGTTGAGAGATTCGTGGAACTTCTCAACGTCCTTGTCCTGCTGAGAAACCGCAGCCAAGTACTCCTCAAGAGTGGTGTCCTTATCGATCTCAGGCAGGCCACCAACCTTGCCGGCTACGTCCTTGACGAACTGGTTGCGCTCATCAGTCAAGCGCTTCAGCTCGTCTTGAGCAGCCTTGAGCTGGTCTTGGTAGTCGTCGTACTGACGACCAAGACTTCTCAGATGTGCTTCCTCGTCAGCCAGGTCCTTCTTGTACACATCGCGTGCGGACTTGGACTTCTTGAGCTGAGCCTCTGCGCCGGCAAGTGCCGCGGTGACCTTCTCGATCTCCGCTGCGTTCTTAGCCGGGTGCTCCTTCAGATCCTTGAGCTGACCCTGCAAGTCCTCAATGTTAGCCTTACTGGCGTCGATCGAAGCCTTGATCAGATCCTTCATCTTGTTCATCGCGTCATTGACGTGGTCGAGACCACCAACAATGCCGTTCGCGAATCCGATGTCAACGAACTTACCAAGCTTCTCGAATTCCTTCGAGGGAGACTTGATGCCGAGGAAGTGCTTTGCTGCATCAAGAGCAGATTTAGCTAGCTCCTTCGCCTTATCGACAACCAACGGGATGCCGCCGGCAAGCCCCTTGACAATGCCCTGGATAACCGAAGTCGCCAAGTTTACGCCGGCGGCAATCAGCGGGCCAGTGTTGTCACGGATCGCCGTGGCGATCCCATTGATGAAGTTGACGATGAACTCAAGAGCCGCCTTAGCAAGCTTGACTACCTGCTTACCAAGAGCACCGATCCAAGCCACAACCATCTCAACAGCAGTCTTGGCGAACTTCGGGATGTTGTCCCGAATGCCCTGCATCAGTGCGATGATGATTCGGATTCCAGTGATGACCATCTTGGGAATCGCGTGCTCGAGAACCTTGAGCCCATTGTCGATAAGAACCATCAACATTCGCGCCAACTTCGGCGTGTTCTTGATGACAGCATCGATCAACGCGCCAAGCACGGTGCTGAACGCACCTACAAGTTGAGGACCAGAGTGAGCGATTACAGTCGCCAGCGCCTGGATACCCAACCCGAATTGGTACATGATCAGCGGGAACAATTCAGCCACAGATATGATCGCTGCTGTAAGAACAGCAACGCCTGCGGCACCCGAAGCAGCCAGCGTAGCCAGACCAATGGAGAAGGCTAGGAGCCCTCCTCCGACCAGAGCAACGCCTAGGCCCAATAGTGCCACTGCGCCTGCCAAAGACAGGAGAATAGGCGCTACGGGCGTTAGAAGGGCTGCTCCGATGGCAATGGCCCCAAATATGCCGACTAGAGCCAGAAGAGACTTGACAATGGTTTCGGTCTTGAGATTGCCCAGAATGACCAAAGTTGGCACCAGCGCAGCAAGAGCTAACGCCATCACCAACATGGCTGCAGCGCCAGGAAGTCCTTCCTCCATCGCAGCCATACCCACGGCGAGAATGATCATCGCGCCGCCAAGCGTGATAAGCGCCTTGCCTATCTCGCCGGGCTTCATTCCGCCCATGATCTTCAACGCTCCTGCAATGATCACAAGAGCATTCGCCACGATGAACAGGGCAGCAGCACTCC